GCAGGGTATCGTTCCCCCGTTTGACGGGACGGTTCCCTACCATGATTTCGACGCCGGTTACCGTACTGATATCCGTAACTACGAATTCGCCATGGGGATTCAGGTAGAAAGACGGCTAGTTGACGATGACCAGTACAACCAAATCAGGCGCAGGGCTTCCTCTATGTCTGATAGTTTTAATACAACCATAGAAACTGACGCCGCAAATGTTTTTATTAATGCCTTCACCGACAGTGGGACGAACCGCATGGGTGCAAGCACTAACGGCGCAGACGGTGTCGCCCTTCTTTCGGCGGCCCATCCAGACAGCCCCGCCAATAATGGTTCAACCCAAGCGAACGAAGGGACACTGGCCCTAACAATAGACAACCTTGATACCACTCGCCAAAATATGAGAAATTTCAAGGATGATAAGGGGCAATTGTTGGGCGTAAATCCTGACACGATTCTGGTGCCACCAGAACTAGAAAGGACAGCAACCCAAATCCTCAGCGAGCGGGCTATCTACGAACCCAATTCTGCCGAATACAATGTCAATATGTTTAGTGGTCGATTGACCCCTATCGTATGGGATAGACTTACCGACAGTAATGCTTGGTTCATGATGGACAGCACGTTGATGAAACAGCATCTAATATGGCAATGGCGCATCCGGCCAGAGTTTAGCGAAGCCGAAGATTTTGATGGCCTTACGGCGAAATTCCGTGGGTACATGAGATACGGTATAGGCTGGACAGATTGGCGATGGATTTTCGGCCAAAACCCATCATAAATAAATAACGGTATAAGCTGGTTGGAGATGACTTTTCCGTCTTTTTTACAACCTAATTTGACGGGGCAACTGGGTCATCTCCAACTGGTTCCAAATTGATAGGAGGAACTGGTGTTATGCCTACTAATTTTCCATCAGGTGTAAGAAGCAGAGGGGTTCCCGTAGAAGGGTTGGGCGGCATTGGAAGCCCATTACTAACAACGGGCAACGTCTACCACGTAGATAGCGGCGCAGACGCCGCTGATAATGACAACGCCGCCACCAATCCAAAACAACCCGCCGCCACGCTTGACGGGGCGATTGGGAAATGTACCGCTAGCAATGGCGACGTGATACTGGTGGCTCCCGGCCATAGTGAAACCATTTCGGCCGCCGCCGCTATAACTTTTGACGTTGCCGGTGTAACGGTTATCGGGATGGGTGCAGGTAATAGCCGACCCAAAATCACATTAGACACCGCCACAACCACCGATATCAACGTAACCGCTGATGACGTGCAAATTCACAATATGATTTTCAGCATGAATTACGCCGATATCGCTGAGGTTTTTGACCTTTCAGCGGCTGGGTTTGTGGTCAATAAATGCCGATTCGTGGATACTGCGGTGAACATGAATTTCGTTGACCTTATTAAAACTTCAGGCACCGCTAATGAGTGCGATAGGCTGGAGTTTACCAACAACGTAATCATATCCCCAGACACGGGAAATAACGGGGTAATAGATATCGCCGAGGACTTGGATGGCTTGGTGTTTAATAATAATTTTATCTCTATGGGCGTACAGAATAGCGAGGCCATTCTTAGCGTTACCACGGGGAAAGATGTTACCAATTGCGAGGTGACATATAACCATATCTACCGGTTGAACACCGCTGGCGATTTGCTTATAGACAGCGACACTTCTGATAACTCTGGGATCATAGCCCATAACCGCATCGGCCACGCCGACACAGCGGGCGAGGTGTTAATAGACGCAGACGGTGTTCGGCAGTTTGATAATCTTGGTACTGCTACCAATACCGCTTCCGGCTATGTTCTACCCGCTATTGACAGTTAGGGGGGATAGATGGCTTACGGATACGAATCAATTACGATTAACAGTGGGGCCGCCGCAGGTAACGACGGCTCCGCTACGGCTAACAATACTTCCGGTCATATAGTAGTGGGGGAAATATGTTCCATCGGCGTAACCTACGGGGATTCCCCTCCGGGAACGACAGATGTAACAATTGCCACAGCGGGGAATAATGGCCCCGCTTTAACCCTGCTCACGTTGACTAACGCAAATAGTGACGGGTGGTTTCATCTTAGGCATAAAACCGATGATGAATCTGGTGCCGATATTACGTATGACGGGTCAAATGAAGTGTATGAGAAAGTCTGCATTGCAGATAATATAAAAGTCACGATAGCGCAGGCGAACAGCCCAGACACCGCCGAGGTGGTTGTCGTGTACTATGCGGGGCGATAGATGGCGATAGAAAAGCATGAGGTGAAAATTAGCACAACGGGGTCAGATGCGTCTGCAACTGGGTCGCTAGTTGTGCCTCTGCCCTATTGCGAAATACTGGCGGCCCACATGGATTTCCATGCTTCCGCACCGGCGTCCACAGATACAACCCTGTCGTCTCCGGGCGATCCTGTCTCGCTTACGTTGCTAACAATAACCAATTCGGCGACCGATGCTTGGTATTACCCGACCCATCAACTCGACGATAGTAGCGGTTCGGCGATTACTGGGGCATATATCCCAGCCATAGTTCATGGGAATTTGCTGGTGGAATTGGCGGGTTGCGATGCCCTAACCGATGCCCTAACGCTGACATTAATAGTGAGGGTCTAAATGGCTTTTACATACACCGCAGGCAGTACGGCAGACCGTGATAGAGTACGCCTAGAAATAGGGGACACAGATAGTGATCGTGCTTTATTTCAGGACGCCGAGATAGATGACTTTTTAAGTCAAGAAGGAAATAGTGTTCTGGGTTCGGCGGCCCGTGCCTGCGAAACATTGGCGGTTAGATTCGCCCGAGAATTTACATTCTCGGCCGATGGGGCTAGTTTCCAGAAAGGCTCCCTGACCCAGATGTACCAGCTACAGGCCAAACGGCTGAGAAGGAAGGCCAGTAGCACGACGACAGTTATGCCACGCCGCATAGACGGGTATAGCGTCTATACAGATTCTGACGAGGTGACAGGGCTTAATATCTTAGATAGCGGAACGGGTCAATTTGGGCGGTATTCAGATGGCTGATAAATTACTGCAAAGTAATGAGTTGATCTATATGCGGGTTGAGGCGAAGAAAGCCATGCCCGACACGGTTAATATTCAGCGCAGAACTACCACCAGCGACCAGCAAGGAGGATATACTGAGGCATGGGAAAACGCCTATCAGAATATCCCTGCTAGGGTTACAGTTACGGGCGGGGGCGAGGTTGCCGAGCAAGGCCAACGGGCCGCCCGCCCCGATGCCCTTCTAACGGTTGCATACGATCAATCAGTAGAACAGTCCGACAGGGTGGTTCACACTAGCGGCACTTATGAGATACAATTCATAAACGCTGAACGGTCTTGGGCTGTGGTAACACAATGTCAGATGAGACGGCTGTAGGGCTTCAAGAGGCCCGTTGCAGGCGGTCAGAATGCCGGAGCCTATTGGCCCGAATTAGACTAGAGGGGAACAGCTTAGTAGAAATAAAATGCCGCCGGTGTCAGGCTATTTCAACTTTCGCCGCAGGTACATCCACGGTTAAGTTGAAGCCCGATGGTCAAGGTGGATATGTCCATGTACCCGTGGGCGACAATTAAATACCCGTAGAGGCACCGGATGCCCATAGTGGGGAAAATAACAGGGAGGCTCTTGGAAGCCCTTGATAGCCCTTTATCGGGCCGTCGAGGGCGTTTTTTTATGGCTGACGCATTTTCAATGAGCATGAAAACTGAATTAAAGACTAATCCAAAGTTGGCACAGCTTGGGAATATATATTCTGAGATTGTGCAAATTGCGGCCCGCAACGTGGAGGCAGATGCCAAGCAACGAATGGCAGATTGGCCCGCAGTTGATACCGGCGCAACCATGAATTCCATTGAAGCGAGGGAGGTGGGGAAGGATGTTTGGCGCATAGGCCCGACAACCGATTACGCTGAATTCGTAGAATACGGGACAAGGTATATGACAGCACGGCCCTATATGATTCCAGCACTTGAGAAAGAGAACCCACGGCTAATGGAGGCCCTAGATAAAGCGGTGGAGAAACTGAATTAATATGGCAAATCTGCGAGTGAATTTAGATACAGCGGTCTATACGGTGTTAAACGTGCAGAGCGTAGTAAACGAAGCAACGGGTGGGGTTTTTAACCTACAGGCCCCGCAGGGTGCCGAGCCGCCGTTTGTGGTCTTTCAGGCTATGAGCAAGGTGGATGATTACTGGTCTTTTACTGGGGGCAGAGGTGGCTCAGCTATCTATATGGTTAAGGCCATATCCCGAAGCCCGTGGCCTAAGCAGGCCGGTGATATAGATACCCAGATTGATAGCGTTATGCAAGACGCAAGCCTAAGCATTACGGGGCATAGTCTTTTAACCTGTCGGCGGGAATCCGATATATACCTAACCGAAGATTTAAACGGGGTGATATACAACCATGTCGGAGGACTATACAGAATCAACGCAGATCAAAGCTAGTTGTGTCCATCACTGGATTATTTCGGAGGCGGCTGGGCCAACCAGCGAGGGAACTTGTAAAAAGTGCGGGCAAAGAAAGCCGTTTACGAATAGCATATTTGCCGAAAGAAATCATATAACCTTGGAAGGTGATCACGATGACCACCAAGAATGGAGACAGTTTAAATTCTGACGAGATTTGGTACTTGGCCCTCCGGCCGTTATTAATGGCGCAGGGGCCGGGAGTAATACCCAGTTCTATCAGGTTTCGTCCGGGACAAAGGTTTGCCTTAGATGGGGATGAACCGGTAGATATTGAAAGTTTATTGCGAACCGGCTCTGTCAAAATTTATGAAGAATCGGATGCTGAATGGGCGGCGGCGCAGTTAGGGGAAACCCAAGCCCCAGCACCAACCAAGAGAAGGAGGACACGCCGT